CCAGGCATCTGATATGGTCACTGATTACCTGTCAGCTTTTGGAATGCAGGCCAACCAGTCAGCGTACTTTGCTGATATGCTGAGTTATGCGCAGTCGAACTCAAATACAACCGCCCAGCAGTTGGGCGAGGCGTATCTGAATTCCGCAGCTATGCTCCATTCAGCGGGGCAGGATGTAGAAACAACCACATCCTTCCTTGAAGCTATGGCAAACCAAGGCACAAAAGGATCCAGAGCAGGTACACAGCTTGCTGCAATTACGAGAGATATCACACAAAAGATGACCACCTATGCGGACAAGGCACAGATCGCCAAGGCCGCAGAGGATGGTTTTGTTTCCTCGACCGGAAATATGAATGATCTTCTCGGAAGATCCGCTATCGCTATCGGTAACACACTGATTCCGGTAAATGATGCGAAAGGAAACTTCCGAGATCTGACAGACGTTATGACAGATGTGCAGAAAGCTACCGAGGGTATGGGATCCGCACAGAAAGCAGCAGCCCTGTCAACGACATTCACATCCGATTCAACCAGAGGTGTTAACCAGCTCCTCACCGAGGGCATGGATAAGGTCGCAGGATACGAGGAAGCGCTCAGACATTCAAGCGGAGCCGCAGAAAAGGCAGCCGATACCATGAACGACAACCTGAAAGGTGATCAGGCGAACCTGAATTCAGCTTTTGAGGAAATGCAGTTACAGGTATTTGAAGGTCTGGAAGGTCCGCTCAGGAAGGGTACTCAGTACCTTACGAACAGCATTATCCCGATTCTGACAGACTGGGTTCCGAAAGCAGCATCAAAAGTCGCAGAGGGAGTCGAGAAGGTAGGCCAGGTATTATCCCCGCTTTTTGAAACGATATTGAAGAATCCTGGAGGCGTTGCGAAGGTTATGGGAACCATAGGAACAGGACTGGCAGCCTTCCAGGGATTTACACGTATCGGACAGATTGCAGATATTGTGGAGGATGGAAGCAAGACCCTTTCCAAAGATGCAGGAGGGTTTATCGGCGGTATTGCAAAGATCGGAACAACCCTTGCAGCACATCCGTGGGCGGCGCTTGGAGCAGCAGCAGCCGCAGGAATTACGGCAGTCGTTTTGGCTGTCAAACAGTGGAATGACACTCAGATTGATGAGAGCCTTTCCGAGAAGATGGGAAACGTCCAGCTTTCAGAGGAACAGGCTTCTGAGTTTGCGAGCAGAGTTCTGAACCTGAAATGGAAAGTAAACATCGACGCAGCGCTGGATCATTTCACGAACGCAGATGAGCTCGCTCAGCAAGCATCCGAAGCACTTTCCCAGAACAACACAATCGAGTGGAAAGCTCGGCTCGGATTCAAGCTCAGCGATGATGATATCAGCAGTTATGAACAGAATATCCAGACGTACATAGACAATATCCAGCAGTCATTGTCTGAGCAGACATTGGCACTCAGCCTTGCTGTGTCTGATGTTGATATTAAGTTCAATGGAGACATTCATCTGAATGACCTGATTCAGCAGTATGCTTCACAGGATATTGCTGACGCAAGCGCCCTCAGCGCAAAGCTGACAGAGACGGTTCAGGCAGCCCTAGAAGATGGAATTATCGACGTAGATGAGCAGGCGGCGATAGACCTGTTACAGCAGAAAATAAATAACATCATGACGAACTGGGATCAGGGAGAAGCACAGGCGAAACTGGATGTCCTCGAACAGGAATATGGCCGTATGTCCGGAAAAGACCTTACGAAAGATTCTTTCACTGAGGTTGTGGAGAAACTTGGAGAACAAAGGCAGGAGGCATCAGAAGCGCTCGAAAAGAGTAATGAGAGCACACTCGCCGGGATCAATGCCATGCATAATGCTGGAAGATTGTCAGACAGCAACTATGAGTCTGCCAAGAACCAGATTGCAGAATGGGCTAAGAACCAGGAGGCTGACAGCCTTGTAAAATCCCTGCAGTTCGAGACGAACACCCTTGCCGACACGTATGGAGATAAACTGCAACAGAACCAGCAGAAGATTGAACAGAGCACAGACAAATTCTTTAAGACAACCAGGGATTACCTGAAAAATCAGGACTATGGAGATCTTGTCAACTCACTCGACTATGGATTTGTTCAGGCGCAGGTAGGAACAAATCTGTTCTCGGACAAGGACCAGAAAGCGCTCAACGATTTGTGGAAGGTTATGCAGCCTGACGCATCCGCAATGACTGACCTGCTCGATACTTACCGGAAGACAGGACAGGAAGTACCGAAAGCTGTCATGGATGGTTATAACGAGGCAATGCAGATCGGCGCTGCCGTTGGTGATGTCGATGCATCGTGGGCGGTATTCGCTCAGCAGATGGTGGCAGACCCGGCGAACAAGGCGCTGATTGACGCCATTGACAAAGGCACCGTTCAGGCACCGCAGGAGCTGAAAGATGCTCTTGACAGAGCCATGCTGAAGGTTACTGATGAGCCGTTGACGTTGGATGAGATTCAGGCGAACATTCAGGGCGTTTCGATTGACGATGAAAAATTGCAGTCGATGTTGCAACAGAAGATCGAAGGCCTGAGCCAGGGAACAGCACAGGAGGTTGACGGAGGAAAGATCGCCGTCAATTTTGATGTCGAGACAGCCATGACTGCCGAAGATCTGGCATCGAGACTCGGTATGGAGGTTGACCAGCTCTTACAGAATAACCCCGGACTGACTAGAGACACGGAACTGCAGGTCGGCACAAAAATCACGATAGACAGTAATGGTGTCACTGTTGACACATCCGGAGTGGGTGCTGCTGTTGCTCAGGCGGCTCAGCAGGCGGCAGATGCGGCAGGAACACCGGAAGTCAATACCACGGCAAAAGAGAATGTCACCCTTGAAGCCGGGAGTGTAACCGACAATTCCAATGCACAGGCGGCGGCACAGCAGGCAGCAGACTCTGCCGGGACGCAGGAGGTAAATACTACCGCAACTGCAAACACGACTTTACAGGCCGGGAATGTTGATACTTCTCAGGTATCCGCAAGCATTGAGAGCGCTCTGAACGGAGGCCAGTCCGCAAACGTGACCATGCCAGCAAATGTAACGCTGACCGCTGGAAGCGTGGACGCATCCCAGGTAGGAACAGCCGTACAGAGTGCGGTCGATTCTCAGTTTTCGAATGCAATCACCGGAAATGGAACCGTAAACGCGCAGCTCACGAAGGGCACTGATAACGTGGCAGAGGTTTACAATCAGGTTGGAAGTGCTGTCAGATCGGCGTTCAGTCAGGCGTACAGTGCGAGTGCGAGGGTGAATGTAACCATTACGGCAAATTACAGCCTTGCAAATCCGAGCAAGACCATCACGTTCGGTGGTGGAGGATCCGGAAGCGCAACGGTTACAGCCAGCCTTCATGCAATGGGCGGTTATTTTGATCAGGCTCACCTTGGCGTGGTTGCCGAGGATGGTCCGGAGTATATCATTCCGATGGATGGTTCAGACCGGAGCAAAGGCATGCTGAGCGATGCTGCCTCTATGCTGGGTGTTTCCGACTCACCCACAGTAACTCCAACTCAAGCGCTAAACAACGGCGCACAGGGCGTTACGCAAGCCACACAGGGTATCTCGAAGGACATTAACCTGAACATCAACGGAAGCGGAAACATGAAGATCAATTCCAATATGTCAAAGGCTGATGTCGTGAACATCCTTGTTGAGAATGTGAAGGATGTCCTGATGAATATTGTACAGCAGGAGATCATGGACGAGGGCGAGGGATCGTATGAATACTGATTATCAAATCTATTTTAACTATGATAATGACAAGAAGGTGTACCGTATCCCTGTCAACCCGGAAGAAATGCAGGTGCAGTACAAAGGACAGGTCACTTCGGCTGACATTGACAAGTTTGGAGAGATCATGCACAAGGGCAAACGGGATGCAGCCATTGTGAGTTTTAGCAGCTTCTTCCCGGCGAAGTGGGACAGCCAGACTTGTGTATGCACAAAGGGCCAGTTCAAGTCCCCGAATACTTGGATTAAGTGGATGCAGGCTCTTGAAGAATCCTCAAAGCCATGCCATTTTGTGGTGACCGGATCCTCCCTCGGAGTCAATTTCTATGGCGATGTCACCTCGTTCACATCGAAAGAGGTGGGCGGGGATCCCGGAACGATTCAATACTCAGTGGAGATCAAAGAGTCAAGAACTCCGAAGGTTGGCAAATGGGTGAATAGGATCGTTGTTTCGACACCGAAGAAAAATTCAGGATCCGGAAGCAGACCATCGAATAAACAGAACCCGAGGACGTACACCGTAAAACGTGGCGATTGTTTATGGAATATCGCAAAGAAGTATTACGGAAGTGGAGCACAGTACACCAAAATTTACAATGCAAACAGGGACAAGATCAAAAACCCGAATCTGATTTATGTTGGACAGGTTTTGAAAATACCGTAATTCGTAGGAGGTGAGAACTTGAACAATCTGACATTCGTTGTCGGGAAGGACAAAACCTTTTACGATGTTTCACAGTTCGTTATCAAAGCCGTGTGGTCCGGGAGGAGAGGAAAAGCCGCCCGGACCATTGAAGTCACCCTGATGGATTCTGAAACCTTCAACGGAATCGGAACTAAGATCAATGTTGGAGAAGGGCAGACCTGTGTGCTGTACGATACAGGCGCAAACATCACCCTTTTTCAGGGGTTGATCATGTCAGAGAGATACAACACAAAGCGGCAGCTTGTTTTGAAAGCATACGATGTTGGCGTGTGGCTGTCGAATAATAAAGACAGCTTCACGTACAACAATAAGACTGCAGATCAGATCGTGAGAGACTGTCTGAGCCGATTGAATATTCCAGCCGGGACGATTGAGGGAACCGGATTCGTGATCGGGGAGCTTGTCAAGAAGGGAACGACATACTGGGACGTTATTGAGGACGCCCTTTCGCAGACATATCTATCCACTGGCAAACGGTATTATGTGTATTCGTCCGAGGGAAGGGTTCACCTGATATTGAGAAAACCGACAACTGAAATGCCTATCATCGAACTGCAGACGAATGTGGAGCAGTACGACTATACCAGAAGCATCGAGAATACAAGAACCAGACTGAAGATGGTTACCGGAAAAGGAACCGTCAAGAGAACTGAGACTGTCGATGATCTGGAAAAAAAGATCGGCGTGTTTCAGGAATTCGAGTCCGTGGACGAGAAAATCAGCGATGCTGATCTGGATAAGAGGGCGAAAGAGTTCCGGACCGAGAAAGGAATTGTCGGGCAGACGCTGACTGTAACTGTTACCGGGGATTCGAGAATAAAGTCCGGAAGCACCGTCTATGTTCGCCTTGATACGCTTGACATCAAACGAATGATGTATGTTGAGGAAGATACCCACACATTCGAGAACGGCAAACACACGATGAAACTCACGATGTCGTTTGAAGCCGTGAAGAATGAGCAGGCAGCACCGCAGACCACCTCGAAAAAGAAATCCTACAAGGTGGGCGATGTGGTTAACTTCCATGGTGGCACACATTATGTTTCGTCTTATCCTGGCGCGAGAGGGTATAAGGTTTCCGCTGGCCCGGCAAAAATCACGATCATGAATGGATCAGGAAAAGCTCATCCGTGGTGCCTGGTTACGACTGACTGGTCTAAAACGCACGTGTGGGGATGGGTTGACGATGGTACTTTTGACTGAATGGAGGTGATAAGATGGCGGCAATTCCACCAACCAGCCTGAAAGGGCAGATACAGGAAATAGCAGGAAAAGGGATGCCGACCGTAGTGGTCGGGAATGTTCAATCAGCATCCCCTATAAAAATTGTTCTAAGAGATGACATTGGCATCCAGCTTTCCGAAAAATCGCTTTTAATTCCGCAGAGGATCCTTCCCTTACAGCAGGGAGAGGATCTTTATCTTTTGTCTGTGAATGACAACAAGGTCTATTACATCCTTGATAAAGTGGGAAAGTACGGAAACGGCATGGACAGGGACAAAGCACCCGGCGAGTATGCACAGTATTTACAGTGTATGAGATGCCCGTATTGCTGATGGGAGGGCTGAAATGTGGACAGTAGTGTAATTCAAAACGTAGTAAATGCCCCTTCCGATTCTGGAATTGTGGAACAACAGGTCATCCACCGGACGTATCGAATGGATATGGAGCACAAACGAATCATCGGCATGGTTGACGGAAAAGAAGCAGCCATACAGCAGATATGGAAAGAGCTTTCGACAAGGCGGTATGCGTATCTGATTTACGATGACCAGTATGGAAACGACATGATGAACAAGGTTGGGAATACGGATCTGACACAGGATTATCTCGACAACGATATCCCGGCTATGATTGATGACTGCATAACGTCTGATGATATCGTGGACGGAGTTGACAACGTGGATTTCGAAATGCTGGACAGGGACGGAATAAGCCTGACCGTAGAAGTCGGGACGATTTATGGAGATATGATTCTTGAGGGGGTGATCAATAATGGCTGACACAGAATCAAAAATAACAAATATTGAAGATCTGAACATTGATGAGATCACCGAAGATTTCCTTGAGAATGAGGCTATCGAACAGGGAATTGCCAGGAATGTGGATACGAGGCAGGGATCCCTTTACAGGGATGCGGCAGACGGACATATTATCCGGACGGCAAAATTCTTTGATGATCTGAAACAGGTTGCATCGATCATATCAATGTCGAGCTGCACCGGAGAAGTCCTGACTGAGAAGATGGCAGAACACGGCTTATACCGGAATCCTCCGGAGCCAACGTCAGCGAAGTATTATGCCATATTTGACGGAGCAAAACCTGATGTCGGGGATGCTATGACCTGTGATGGGCATATCTTTACAGTTGCAAGCGTCGGTGACAAGGTTGTTATCGAGTCCGAGGAAACCGGAACCGAGATGAATAACCTTGCATCCGGAACGGCAGTATTGCCAGAGGCGGATATCAATGGACTGGTGAGCTGTACCCTTGGAGACTTGGCAGAGCCAGCCCTTGATGCTGAGGATGATGACACGGCAAGAGCTAGACTGATACAGAAATGTTCCGGACCAGCTGAGAATGGAAATGCAGCACAGGTTCAGGAATGGTGCGAGAGCGTGGGAGGAATCGGGAGAGCGAGAATCATCCCCCTGTGGAATGGAAAACAGACCGTCAAAGCAATCGTAATCAATACCGAAGGGAGAAGGCCGACTGATGCCGTTATTGAGAACGTGCAGAACTACATTGACCCTGGCATAACCGGAATGGGAGAGGGAGCCGCAGCAATCGGGCAGTTCGTAACGATTGAGGGAGCAACCGAGGTTCCAGTAAATGTGAGCGTTTCCATCACAAAGGCATCAACGGCAACGACAACCGAGGTGCAGGACGATTTGAAGAAATACCTTACGGAATATTTCAAGAGCATCGCCCTTCAGCAGAACTACAAAGAGGATATCCAGGTACGGTATCAGCGAGTGGCGGCCACCATCACTGAGATGCCATCCATCATTGACCATGAAAAACTGCTTCTGAATGGATCCAGCTCGAATATTGCATTTGAGATCAATCAGATCCCGGTGCTCGGGGAGGTGAAAGTCAGTGATAGTGTTTAATAACAGGGACCGCCCGAACTATGAGCAGATCGTCGATATGGCTCCGAAGTGGCTGAATGAGTACAGGGAGATGAACGCCAACAACCGTTTTGCCGGGTGGACGCTTGACCTGATGGCACACTTCCTTGACCAGATCGTATTGAACGAATTTCCGAAATACTGCGATGAGCCAACCCTGAGGATGTACGAGAAAATCTTTCTCATCGAATATGATGGAGATGCCAGCCTTGATGAACGCAGACGAACCGTTATGGCTTATTGGAGTGGTATCGGAAAGATCAATAAGACGGCCATCATGAACATGGTTTCAATGTACACCGGAGCGATTGCAGAAGTCCGATGGGATGACGGCGTACTGATTATTGATTTCGACAACACAGCAACGAGAGCCGTTTCAATGGGAATGCTGCAGAAGATTGTCCGGAGAAGGATGCCAGCACATATTGACTACCGACTGAGATGTGTATGTAGCGTCGGATTGAGGATCCGGTCTGGAAGAACCGCATGGAGAACTATCTTCGAGCAGACAGGAACGAGGCCTGGAGTAAGTACAGGGCTAGGACTTGTGCGGAACAATTTGAATATTGATACGAGAAAAACAAGGGGCTTTCAAGCTCCTTTTTCTTTGCCCGGAGAAACGGAAGCAGGAACAAAACCAGATCCGAGTACAAGACTTGCACTGAGAAAGCCCGACCTGAATATAGACCTTTCTGGAACCGGAGGGCATCTCGCTCGGCATCCAATGTCAGGCATGGAGGAAACAGGAACCGTTCCGGATCAGTCCACGAGGCTGAGCCTGAATCATAACCAACTGACATCAGAGGTGGAAACTGACATCTGGGGAACTGAGTACAGGATGTGCGGAGAAACCTTTGATCTATAAACAATTATCTCAGGAAGGAGGCTAGAGAATGACGCTACTTACGTCAGCAGCCTTGCAGGGGTACAGAGATTTCACCAAGCGGCGAGTCTCATATGCAAGGTATCTGATCGATTCAACGTGGCACAAAACCAGGATCGAATCGGTCGAAACGTTGTCGAACGGAATTGTTGAGATTTCGTTCATGATTGAGCTGGAATCCGGATCCGGAACCGTGACCCAGGTTCAGCTTTATGATACGGACAACCAGTTGTGGCTCTCCAAAAACGAATCTCTGAAAATGAGTGACGTTTCGGAGGGCTATCTTTATGTTGTCCAGTTGAACATACAGGAGGTTAGTTCATGATTTCACCGATAAACTGGAAAGATCATATCGTTGAGCATCCTGACTGGTATACGGAAACGGATATCGGCAATGGTGTGGTACAGCATACCAAAAATCCAGGAACTATCATTCAGCAGGGAACTCCCGTCAACGCAAGTCACCTGAACTATATGGAGGCAGAAGGGCTTGAAGGCGTTTTCGTTGCCCTGATTATGGCTCAGTACACCAACCAGCTCAGCCAGAAGGTTGATGGTCTGGAAGGGACGCAGATCGAAGTCACCATGAAGAACACACAGAAATATCCCTTCAACAACTCGAAGCAGTCCGTAAAGCTGCCGTTTGACCGGAACTCCAAGGATTACACCGTCGAGGTTGAGGTTACCGGAAAGACCGGAGCTGGTGTCGGGGATGTCATCGTTTCTGAAAAGCTGATAAACGGATTCAAGATTGAGTTCACCGGGGCCGCCTCAGAGGTGAAAGCAATCTGTACCGTAAGAGGGGGCATCTGACATGGCGAATGTGATCATTAAGAGTGAGGAACGAGAACGGCATGAAGCGTTTGTGCGTAATTCGTATGGAGTATCTGAGAATGATACTGCCGGGAGAGATGCGTGCGAAGTGATTGCCGCAAAAACAAGAGAAGCCGTTGACTATGCAAAAGAAATTGGAGGACGAAAATCATGGTCGTAAAGTTGCTGCCTGAGAACGCAGAGAACGTCATCAACTATGAGGTTATGAAGAATAACCTGTCACTCAATGATGGAGACACCATCATCAATTTGGCGAAGCGTGAGCAGGATTTCCCTGTTCATATTGATTTCTGCTTTGACGATTACGGAATGCTTATGAATGGAACCGGAGAAGGTGCGCAGAGATATGTCGCACAGATTGACATTCCTGCCCGTGAGTACACCGAGACAGAAGAGAACAATCAGGACTATGATCCTGATTCTGAGGATCCGGAAAAGAAGCGGGAGAAGATCACCAAGAGAACGCCTGTCAAGTTCTCAATGGACAAAGTAACACTGACACTGTGGGAACTGGAGGTGTAAAAGATGGCAAATTTTGATGAAATGAAATTCGCAGTTGAAGCACTCACCGGAGGCA